GGTTTATTTTCAGACTTCATTAACGGAGCATTTTTTCCAACTAACGATATAGACATAGATGAGTTTATTCAAGAAACTAATGCTACAATAAAACTGGGCATACATCATGTTGATTGGAAAGGTGATGGAACTAGTTACATGGCTCCTATCAGTTTACCACTAAGTGGACAACGTATCCCTGACAACATATTCCTACATACACTAATGATTAACAAAAACAAACTACATCTTAGTGCGCCTACGGGATTAATGTATGAGTTTGGTGTTCGTGTAAATCGGGGAGTCTATCAGTTTGATGCTGTAAAAGTTGGCGAATATTTTAAGAAAATATGTACAAAGCATGCCAAGACTAGTCATATAGATGCTATTATAGAATCAGTTAACTTGGCAGAGGACGGGAGTATTAAAGAACTAGTTACAGACACCGGACAAGTGATCACTGGCGACTTCTTTATTGATTGTAGCGGTCTAAAACGTGTATTAATGAATAAGCTAGATGTTGCATGGCACAGCTATCAAAAAAACTTACCAGTAAATGCCGCATTACCTTTTCAGTTGCCCTTAGAAGAAAACTATTCTCAAGTAACAACAGCCCACGCACTTAAAAACGGATGGATGTGGCGTATACCAACACAGACTAGATATGGTTGCGGATACGTTTATGACGATACACATATTACATCAGAACAAGCTCAACAAGAGGTTGAAGAATTATTAGGATACAACATAGATCCTATACGCAACATAAAGTTTACAGCAGGTCGTGGAGAAATGCTTTGGAAGAAAAATTGTCTATCGTTGGGTCTTGCCGCGGCATTTGCAGAACCCCTTGAAGCAACTAGTATTCATACTACGATTGCTCAGTTGATTACATTTATTTTTGAATATTTGCAAGACACTAAAGAAATGACAGTCATAGATTCTCGCATCAATGAATACAATCGTAATATGATTAGAATGTATGATGACATTAAAGATTTCTTAGTATTACATTATCAGGGCGGAAGAACAGACAGCGAGTTTTGGCGTAAAATTACTGCTAAAGAAACAACTACTGATCGCGTTGAAGAAATATTAAACATGTGTAGTCATGGGCTGATACCGTCTATATACACATTCAACGGTAGTTACCTAGGAATGATAGGCAGCGGACTACATAACTGGACCTTAGCTGGATTAGATAAAATTACAGCAGATCACGCAAGAACGCAGTTGCACAAGTTTAACTCTTTTGCTCAAGCCAAACTAGAAACTGATCAATATTTGACTGATTTATCAAACCAGATACAGGAATCTTTAAAACGGCAAGAAAATATTTGACCTTGTAATAAAACTGTTATATACTAGCGTTACTTTAGGAGACGCTATGATTATAGGTGTGTGCGGTTTTATTGGTTCGGGCAAGGATACTGTTGCTGATTATTTGACTAACTTTCACGGATTTCGACGAGAATCGTTTGCTAACAGTCTTAAAGATGCAGTAGCACAGGTATTTGGTTGGGACCGCACTATGCTAGAAGGCCGTACAAAAAGTGCTCGTGAATGGCGTGAACAAGTAGATCCGTGGTGGAGCGAACGCCTAAACATGCCCAATCTTACACCACGTTGGATCCTGCAATATTGGGGCACAGAAGTATGCCGTAAAGCATTCCATGACGATATATGGATTGCCAGCTTAGAGAATAAACTCCGTAATTCAAAAGATGACATTGTTATTAGCGATTGTCGCTTTCCTAACGAAATCAAATCAATTAGAGCCGCAGGTGGCGAAATTGTATGGGTACAGCGTGGACAACTACCTGAATGGTATCAAGATGCTGTTAACATGAATGAAGGCGATCGCAACCTAAGCTATGCTATCAGCAGTGAGCGTATAAAACGACTTAAAATTCATGCTAGCGAAACAGCATGGGTAGGCACTAAGTTTGATCATATCTTAGATAATAATGCCACTATAGATGACCTATATCTCCAGGTTAGAAATCTGGTACCAAATCACCTTGACGCCAACGAACGCCCTCTTTATGTAGGACTCGCTGACAGTTTGCACACACAGTCTTGAGGTTTGCAGGACGGCAGTTGTTAAGATCGCCGTCTATGTGAAACACATTAAACTGCTCAGAGTGTCGGCTCTTATATCCGCATTTCTCACAGGCATCTTTCTTACGATAGCCTAGTTGATACCATCGTGGCTGACTAGGTGTTGTGCCTCTAGCACATCCATCGCATTTGGTTCTATAGAAAGGCTTCTTGTCCTTGTAGTAGTTGACTGCACAAGGCCGTTCTTTACATATATTGCATAGTGGTCGCATCATATATTTATACTAGCCCTTTTTCTGCCCTTTTCTTCGACTTATAAGTAGCTGTTTTACCAAATACCTGCTAAATATTAACAGTAAGAAGGAGACCATAAAAATGGCTTTAATATCACCAGGCGTACAGGTTTCTGTAATCGACGAAAGTTTTTACACAACAGCTGAACCAGGCACTCGTCCACTATTCATTGTGGCAACAGGTGCAGACAAGACACCATCATCGGGGTCCGGTACAGCATTAGGAACTACAGCGTCGAAAACAGGTACAGTATATACAATTACAAGTCAGCGTGAACTCGCTGAAACATTCGGCGATCCAGTATTCAAGAAAGATACAAACAACAATCCAATTCATGCTGGTGAACTAAACGAATACGGTCTACAAGCCGCATATTCATTCTTAGGAATAAGTAACTCTGCACTAGTTGTTCGTGCAGATATTGACCTAAACGAACTAGAAGCACGAGCACAAGCCCCAGGCGGAGAACCAGAAGATGGTACTTTCTGGTTAGATACTGCCAGCTCAACTTATGGTATTTTCCAGTGGGACGGACGTTCAGCAACAGCTGGCGGCCAGTCATTTACCAATCAAGTTCCAACAGTATATCTAGACATACTCGATAATAACGCAGCCGCAGGCTCATATGGACTGGCCTTAGACGATGAATATGTTGAAATTTACTACAAGAGCGCATACGATGCAAACGGTATACCTCCAGAAGGCAACGGCGCATGGGTAGTTATTGGAACAGACCAGTGGGTAAGAGCATGGCCTACAATCAGTCAAACCAGCGGAACAACAACTGGCCTACCAACAACAACACTTACCATCAATGGTGTACAATTTGCAACATCTGGTACTACTGTAGCCGGTCTAGTTACTGATATTAATAATGCAGAAGGTCCATTTGGCGCTAGAAAAAATTCAGCTAATAAACTAGAAATTTTTACAGTTAGTGCAAGTACTGACAGTTTAACAATTAGTCAATCTGGTGGGGGCAATCTGCTAGGAGCACTTGGTATTATAGCCCAAGAATACATGGCACCTAAACTACAGATCAGCAAACATACACAAGTTCCACAATACAAGGCTTCTTTAGATAATCGTCCAACAGGTTCTGTATGGATCAAAACTACTGAGCCAAATGCTGGTGCAAGATGGCGTGTTAAGGTCTATAACAGTGCAACACGTTTATGGGAACAATTAACTGCTCCAGTGTATGCCAATGATCAAGTGGCAAACAAGGCTCTTGATCCACTAAACTATACTCTAATAAATCCTGCAGGAGATCCTACTTCTGATGCTAACCGTAATTATACAGGTTCAGGCATTAAAGTTAACACAGTATATGTAAAGTATGATGATACTCCAGAAGGATATTTTGTAGTACGATATAGAAATACAACTACATCATGGAGTAACATACCAGTTGGTATCATGTACTTCATTAGCGATACTGCGCCAACTACTAAAACAGCAGACGGCAAATTATGGTACAGCTCTGTAGTAGACGAAGTTGATATTATGATCAACAATGGTACAGATTGGGTTGGTTATTTAAATTATGTTCCAACAGAAAACACCAATGCAGACGGACCAACAGTTAGCCCAACAGCTCCAGCTGATCCATCCGATCTTGATCTATGGGTTGATACTAGTGATCTAGAACACTATCCATTATTAAAGCGTTGGAACAATAGCTTTAAGCGTTGGGATCTAATCGATGTAACTGATCAAACAACAGAAAACGGTATTGTGTTTGCTGACGCACGTTGGTCAACAGCTGGCGATCTTGACATGCCAGCATCAATTACAGCATTATTAGAAAGCGACTTTGTTGACTTTGACTGTCCAGATCCTGCACTATACCCAGAAGGTATGTTGTTATGGAATACTCGTCGTAGCGGATTTAACGTCAAGCGTTATGTTCGTAACTACATCGATCAAACAGCAATTAACAGACGTTTTGGCGCAGGCGATGGCGAAACAATGACTGAATATTTTGCTGATCGTTGGGTCACAGAAAGTGCAAACCAAACAGACGGAAGTGGTTCCTTTGGTCGTCACGCACAGCGTAAAGTTATCATTCAAAGTCTACAACACGTGGTCAATAACAACGAAGAAATTCGTGATACAGAACGTAACAGTTTTAACTTGTTAGCTTGCCCAGGATATCCTGAGCTAATTGGCGAACTAGTTAACCTAAACTACGATCGTGGACTAACAGCATTTGTTGTTGGTGATACTCCAGCTAGATTAGAGCCAAGTGCTACTAACCTAAACAACTGGGGTACTAACCTAATGGGTGCATTAGAAGACAACGACAACGGTCTAGTTAGTTTTGATGAATACCTAGGTGTATTTTATCCATGGGGCTTTACAAGTGACAACTTTGGAAAGAACATTGCAGTTCCTCCAAGCCACATGATCTTAAGAACTATTGCTCTAAACGACCAAGTTGCTTATCCATGGTTTGCTCCAGCAGGAACACGTCGTGGTAATGTTACAAACGCAACAGCAGTTGGTTATGTTACAAACGAAGGCGAGTTCAAATCAGTTGCACTAAATGACGGACAACGTGACACATTGTATAATGTAAAAGTTAATCCAATTACATACTTTACAGGTGCTGGTCTAGTTAACTTTGGTCAGAAGACTCGTGCTAAAGGCGCAAGTGCTTTAGATCGTATCAACGTAGCACGTTTGGTAATTTTCCTACGTAACCAGTTGAACAAGCTAGCTAAACCTTATATCTTTGAACCTAACGATAAGATTACACGTGACGAAATCAAACAACAGGTTGAAAGCCTATTGTTAGAACTAGTCGGTCAACGTGCTCTATACGACTTCTTAGTTGTTTGTGACGAAAGTAACAACACACCTAACAGAATTGATCGTAGCGAACTACACGTAGACATTGCTATTGAACCAGTAAAAGCAGTGGAATTTATTTACATTCCAGTGCGCTTGAAAAACACTGGCGAGATTGCAGGGTTAGGCAATTAATAAATACAAATAAGGGAGACAACAAATGTCTATTTCAACATTAAGCAAACTAACAGTACCCTTAGTAAGTGATCAATCAGCAAGCACTCAAGGCTTGTTGATGCCTAAACTGCAATATCGTTTTAGAGTATCACTAGAAAACTTTGGCGTATCAACACCAACAACTGAGCTAACAAAGCAAGTTGTCGACATCACAAGACCAACATTGGATTTTGCTGATGTAGATATTCATGTTTATAACTCAACAGTACGTCTAGCAGGCAAGCACACTTGGAACGACATCACTATTAACTTACGTGATGATGTTACAGGTCAAGTGCAGAAGCTTGTTGGCGAACAACTACAGAAACAATTTGATTTTTATGAGCAAAGTTCTGCGGCTTCTGGTATCGATTACAAATTCACAACTAGAATTGAAATTCTAGACGGTGGTAACGGTGCTAACACAGCTAACGTTCTTGAAACATGGGAAATCTATGGTTGCTATGTAAAGAACGC